CGGCCGCGTGGTCGCCGGCGCGGTGGCGATCAAAGCCTTCAGCGCTGGAAAAGACCTCACGGCAGCTGGGGCACATGCAGATGCGTCCAGACAGCTCGCAGGTCGTTTGCGGTGAGTTGGGCTTGTAGGGGGCGTTCATGGACTTCTCCTGGTGGTGGATTCAGGCGGCTTGCTTTTGCTGGCTGGCCAGGGCGCGCCGTTCGGCCGGGCTCAAGTGATACTTCCCGCACGGCCACAATCTTTTGAGGGTCAGGCCGGTGGCTTCGGCCACGGCGCTGGCGATGTTGTAGGACGTGCGCTGGTCGTGAAGGACGTCACACATGGCCGGTCGGCTGACACCGATCTTGTCCGCGAGCGCGGCCTGGCTAGTGCCGGCGATGACCAGGGCCCAGCAGCGATCGGCCCCGGTGATGGTCCGGCTGCCATCGAAGACGGCGAGGAGTTTCTTGCGAGTGCTATTCTTCATTCCCTTGGGCTTATCTATTACCTAAGCCGATCTTATAGGGAAGATATCTTCCCTGTCAACAGGAATGGAGCATATATTTGCCATGAGCCTTGAAGACAGACTGAGGGAGGTTCGTCAATCCAAGGGGCTGAATCAGGAGGCCTTTGCCGCTATTGCAGGCGTCTCGAAGAAGACCCAGACGAACTACGAAATCGGCAAACACAAGCCGACGGGAGATTATTGGGAGGCTCTGGCCAACGCAGGAATCGACGTCGCCTATATCCTCACGGGCCGCCGAGACCCGAAGCTGCTCACGGAAGAACAGCGCCGTCTTGTGGACATGTATGGCGGTCTGAGTGAGGCCCGGCAACGCGAGCTGATGGCCAAGGCGACAGACCTGTTCATCGATGAAGGCCGCGACAAGCCGCGCGCCGGTCAGCGGATGCGAGAGGGCAAGGACAACCAGGTGAAAATGAACATCCGGCCGGTGGAGAAGTGACCGGAGCATCCGCTCCTTATATACTGCAACTCACGGGCGTCGACGGGCCGCGAATCCAGGGCAGCACCCAGCCCCGTGGGGCGGCAGGCTGCCGCCTGATTCAGCAAAAGGCCAGCAAAAGGGGTCTGGACCGGAAAAAACGCCGTTTTGGGGCTTACGGGCACCAACCTACCGGGTCGGGGGTGAAACGGGTTGTTTGGGCGTACCCGGCCATGCCGTTTGATTTGCGCGCGTCGCTGGCTGCGATGTCAATTTCTGGGGACGAAGGGATGTAGTGCATGTTGGAGCTGGGCATTCTGATTGCAGTCGTCTTGATTGGCCTGATCGCCGCGTTCTCCGGGAGATCTAGTTCCGCAAAGCGTTATGAGCGCAAGCGCGACCAGGCGGTTTCGCGTGACGATGTGGTGCGCGGTGTCAGGACGTATGCTGTCCAGTCATCGGTCGAGCCGCTGCCCCAGGCCAGCGGCCGTGCATCGCCACCAATGTCTCATGGGTTAATCGGATATCACGGGCTTTGGCGCTGGTGGCAGAGCGAGTTCAGTGCGGCCGAGCGTGACTACATCGCTGACCGATACAAGCCGCTTGGGTTCGTTGAGCGGCGTATGGATCAGGGCGCGGTGCAGCACACCACTCAGTCAGCGGTTTCTTTCCTGCAGTCCCTGGCTGGATGGTTTGAAAAGAAGCATGATAGGGCGATCGCCTATCGAATTCTGAACCGAGCTGAGGCGATTGCGTCAGAGGACGTCGCTGTTCTTGATCGGCACTTTCTATTCGGCACTATGATCAAGCTCTATTACAAGGACAGATCGGAACCAGCGATGATGGAAAAGGCCATCGCTGCATGTCGAAGGCAGATCGAGCTGGCGCCCGAGGCCGTGACCGCCTTCAAGGCCAGCAAGCGATTTCAGCGTTTGCCATCCCATCCTGGATACGAACAGCTGTCGATCATTCTGCACAAGAAGGGAGAGTGGCAAGCTGTTATCGATCTATGTCGCCAAGCGTCTGATCAGGGGTGGGCTGGCCGCTGTGACGATCGAGTCGCCAGAGCACAGCGTAAGCTGGCTCAGGGTTTGCCGGCCCGCTGACTTTCCGCGTAGGTTCTGAACCTTCCGTGCTCATTAAACCAGAATCCGCAGAACACGAAAATGGACCCGTAAAGATCAGCGCCCATGTCCCAGCCGTCTTCTCCGAAAAGAACAAGGAACTCGTACTGGGCGCGTGCCCATGCCTCCAGCGCGATAGGCCTCAGGTACGCTTTGATGTTCTGCCATATCGTCATTGCTCTTCTTCCCCGGCAATGGCCATGTGTCGATTCGCTACGTGATGATAGTCGGGTTTTGACTCGCCTTGCTCGATGGTCATCTCATGGAACATCTGGACAAAATCCTCGGCTTGCTGCTGGCCAAGGTTCTCGAAGGCTTCATCGCGTGTATGGAAGCCCGCGCAATCACCCTCGTATTCATGGGTGAGCTTGCAGGTCCCAAGGCCTTCGGGTTCGTACAGCCATTGGATCGCTGGATTGAAATCGATTTCGATTTTTACGACGAGGACAGGCCGATCGTTGACATGGAAGAGTTTGAAAAAGGGCTGCTTCATTGACGTGCTGCTCTCTCGTAGTAGTAGTGTTGACGATTCGCACCGGTGGTGCTGGTGTGAGCGGTGGGTAGACCGGTTCGCGAAAGATCATTGAGTCGGGTCCGAATCTGTTTTATCAGCGCCCGGCGATTTCTCTCGCGGCTCAATGAGCTCGCAGAGATACACCCTCTCGCCCACGATGAATCCGCCGAGCCGTTTGCACTCATCGATTACGGTAATGTGTGCGTGGACCCAGCCCGCGACGTATCCCGCGCAGCAACCCAGCAAGAGCAGTGCCGGACCTATCGAGCCAGCGATATAGCTGATGAAGAAGCCCAGCAGAAACCAGGCCAACAAAGACGCCCTGCCCATTACGTCTCCACCTGCACCGCTTCCCGCCACAGCTCATCGAGCCAGGCATCAGTGACCTGATCGAAGCCCTGGGCGCGCAGGGCGGTGGCCAGCTGGGCGACCATCTGGGATTGGCGGCGGATTGTGGAAGCGTGGCGGACGGCGATGCGGATCACCGGATCGGACTCGGCCAGGGATTCTGTCGCTGCGAATACGGCGGCGTCGCGCTGCAGCAGGGCGATCCAGAGTTGCTCTGAACGCACCGATTTCGGGGTGAAATAGCCCAGAGCAGCCGCCCATCGCGCCAGCGCATCGGGGGCGGTTGATACGACCTCTCGCACCGTCTTGTCGCCATCGATAATCTGCCACGCGAGAACGTGGTCCGGGAACGTGGCGGGGTCGAAGTCTGCCGGAACCTTGATTTTCATGGCGCGCCGTCCGTCACTCCATAATTCGAATTGCTGCCGATGGCGACATGGATCGGATAAGTCGCCTCGAAAGTGTGTCCCAAGCCAATAAACGTCCAATTTCGCGGGTCGTTCAGCGTCGCGTCCACGATGCTCGGAAACTCTCCGGCCCACAGCATCGAGTCGCCAGTCCCGTGCGGGCGCATCAGCGATGCCACGCGAGCGGAGCGGTTCATCTGGTGGGTGGCGATATGGAGCGTTTCCCACTGGCTCGACATGGTCAGACCGTTGAAAACCGAGTAATTCGCAGTCTGCGTTGAAACCCCGCCGACAATCTCATAACACTGCATCCCGGACCGGCTCAGGAACCCGTAAACGTAGTTGTTAGCGTCGATCCCCCAGCCGAAGTAGAAGCCCTGACCATTGCTATTCGTCATGTACGCCTTGAGCAGCATGTCATAGGTCCCAGTGCTGCCGCTGATGTTGATCCCGAACGTGTAGTCAAGGTGGCCAATGGCCGCACCGGGCACCTGCCCGGATTGCGGAGCCGAAGCGACTCCGAAGAGCTTGCAGTCGACTGGGACCAGGGCGGAGAGCGGTGAACCCTCGAACCCGGCAGCGGTATAGATGTTGGCGTCGAACCCGTCCGCGCCAGCCGGTCCAGTTGGCCCGGCCTCGCCCTGGATCCCCTGCGGACCGGCTGGACCATCGGGTCCGATTTCACCCTGCGGGCCGATGGGGCCAGCGGGCCCGATTGGCCCGGGATCGCCCTGCGGGCCGGCTGGGCCAGTTTCTCCGATAGGGCCTTCTGGTCCCGTCGGACCCTGCGCACCCTGAAGGATCTGCGTCAGGGCGAGCCCGGTGACGGATTCAGCGGCCTCGAGCGTGACGGCACCAGCTGCCGAGGCCAGCGTCAACGCGCCGACGATTCGATACCGCGATGCGATGGCCAGGCTCATTCGGGCCTCGTCTGATCGGCCAAGACGGTGATCAGGAAGGTCTCGGTGGATACGATCGCGCCGCTCGGTGACTCGAACTGGATGTCACACTCGAGGGTCGCCACCGGCCAGTCGTCCGTGCTGCCATCGAAGTGAACCCGGAACAGGCCCGCGCTGGCATCGATCCACTCGAAGGTGAGTGTGGCGACCAGGGCGCCGCCCTTGGATCTGATCTGGGATGCACCCGACCAGCCGGTGAAGTCCGAGACCTCGCCACCCGGTGTCTGGATGACCAGCGCGGTGGTGTTAGCGACGTCGAATGTGTCGCCTCGCTTGAAGTTGAGTCTGGCGCTCATGTGGCTGGCCTCAGCTGGTGATTGACCCGGATGCAATACTGAGACATGCTATTTATAGCCGTGAATTGATAGTCGCGTGAACTACTTCACGCTGAGACTCGTCAGGCTTTCCCCGCAACATTCGCTTCATGACGAAGCGCCACCAGTTCAAAGGCTTTGACGACCCGGTCGAGATCTTCCGGGCCGGCACCCATACCGATTCCCAGGGCCGCTCCGGCACCTGGACCGAGGCCGACCTGGACGAGATGGTTCGCAACCATAACGAGTCCACCGCCGCCCCGGCCGTGATCGGTCACCCCGAGACTGACGATCCGGCCTACGGCTGGGTGGAACGCCTCGAGCGTCGGGGGCAGAGCCTGTTCGCTAAGTTCAAGGACGTGGTCCCGCAGTTCGCGGAGGCCGTCGAAAAGGGCCGCTACCGCAAGCGCTCCGTGTCCGTCGGCAAGACGCCGGACGGCTGGCGACTGCTGCATGTCGGCTGGCTGGGCGCCAAGGCGCCCGCCTTGGACCTCGCTCCGATGAACTACTCCACCAGCGACGTCCGCGAGGCCTTCGAGTTCGAGGCTGACTGGCTGACGCCGGGGACCATCGCTCGTGCCATGCGCCGCCTTCGTGAATTCCTGATCGAACAGTTCGGCCTGGATGCGGCTGACCGCGTGATGCCGGGCGGCGATATCGACTTCCTCGACGAGCACGCCGACGACTTGCGCACCCGAGAGCGTGAGCGAATTTCGTCTGAATCGGACGCCGCTCCGGCGTTCGCAAAGTTTGAGAACCCCAACGGAGATGATGCCGTGAAGAACTTTTCCCAGGCGGACCTGGACCAGGCCCGCGAAGACGCCAAGGCGGAAGCCCGGCGTGAATACGAGCAGCAGGAGACGACTCTCCAGCAACAGCTCGAGCAGGAGCGTGCTGCACGCCACAAGGCCGAGTTCTCGGCCGAGCTGGACAAGCTGCAGGACGAAGGAAAGTTGACCCCAGCGCAAGCGGCAGGCGCGCTGGAGTTCATGCAGTCGCTGGCGGCGTCCCCGAGCTCGTTCGAGTTCGCAGCACCCGACGGCAAGTCGACGAGCAAGACCGAGCCCCTGGCGTGGTTCCGTCAGTTCATGCAGTCGCTGCCCAAGCAGGTGGACATCGGCCCGGGCAACAAGGGCGCCGATGCCGACACCACGGACCACCGTCTAAGCAACTTCGCCGCGCCGACCGGCAGCGTTGTGGATGGCGATCGTCTCAGTGTTCATGAGCGCGCCCTCCAGTACGCCAAGGCCAACAAGGTGCCCTACATCGACGCCGTGATGGCGATTGAACAGGAGAGCTGATTCATGAGTGCAACCAAGATCCCGATTCTCACCCTGTCGATCGTCGCTGCTGGCGCGATCACCGAGCGGCAGGCCATTGGCCACGATGGCGATGTGGCCGGTGCCGGCGAAGCGATCTTCGGCCTGGCGACCAGCGACGCGGCCAGCGGTGAGCAGGTGGCTGTCGACGTGCTGGGCACCGGCATCGGCACCGCCGGTGCGACGGTGACCGCTGGCCAGGCGCTGGAGGTTGGCACCAGCGGCCAGCTGATCCCGCTGGATGCCGGCATCCAGGTGGGCCGAGCGCTCACGGGTGGCGGCGCAGGCGCTGCCATCGAAGTTCTTCTGATCCCGGCCTGAGCGAAGGAGTAACACATGCCGAACAATGCACAACGCCGGGTAATCGACCCGATTCTCTCCACGGTGGTCCAGGGCTACCAGCACCCCGAGCACGTGGGCAGCGCGCTGTTCCCGCGCGTGACGACCCGCACCACCGGTGGCAAGGTCATCGAGTTCGGCCGCGAGAGCTTCAAGCTCTACAACACGGCGCGCGCGCCGGGTGGTGCGGTCAAGCGGATGACCTTCGGCTACGAAGGCAAGCCCTTCGCCCTGGAGAACCATGCCCTCGACGCCCTGGTGCCGCGTGAGCACCTGCGGGAAGCCGAGGAAGTGCCGAACATCCAGCTGGCCACCGAAGCCACCACCGATGTCATGAGCGTCATGAGCCTGATCCTGGAAAACCAGCAGGCCACCCTGGCGCGCGATGCCGGCAACTACGCGGCCAGTAACAAGGTGGCGCTGGCCGGCACCGACCGCTGGAACGACTACGCCAACTCCGATCCGATCGGCGACGTCGAGGCCGCACGTGCGGCGGTCCGCGCCAAGGTCGGCCTGTACCCCAACACGATGCTGATGGGCGCCGACGTCTTCGACAAGCTCAAGCACCATCCGGCCATCGTCGACAAGATCAAGTACACCCAGACCGGTGTGCTGACCGAAGAGCTGCTGGCCAGCATCTTCTCGATCGGTCGCGTGGTGGTTGGCAAGGCCGTGGCCGTCAATGACGCCGACGAGCAGATCGACGTCTGGGGCAAGGACGTGATCCTGGCCTACGTGCCTACGGTGATCACCGGCCTGCGCCAGCCGAGCTATGGCTACACCTACACGATGGATGGCCATCCCCTGGTCGAGACGCCGATCTGGGACGGCACCCATCGCTCCTGGGTGTACGGCATGAGCTACGAGCGCGCGCCGGTGCTGTCCGGAGTCGAGTCTGGGTTCCTGATCCAGACGGCAGTTGCCTGACCCCTCCCTGGTGGGCACGGGAACGTCCTCGATAAGCAGACGTGACAGCCGGGAGAGACCGGCCAACTATTTCATCCGCCAGGAGTGACCGACCATGAGCAAGGTTTCCGTCTACGTCCGCACGCCGCTGAAGATCGACGGTGAGCGGATCCCGCCCAGCGACAAGCCGATCGAGCTGCCGTTGGATGAAGCCGCCCCGCTGATTGCGGTGGGCGCGGTCGAGGCTCGTGATCTGCAGACGGGTGACGAAGGCGGATCCAGCGGTCAGGGCCTGAGCACTCCGCCGACGCTGATCAACATCAACACGGCCACGGCCAATGAGCTGGCAGCCGTCCAGGGACTGGGCGAAGAGCTGGCCGCTGCCGTCGTCGCGCATCGTGACTCGAACGGTCCGTTCGAGAGCGTCGATGGCCTCGAGGCCATCAGCGGGATCGGCAAGGCGACCGTCAAGAAGCTGGCCAAGCGTCTGACCGTCTGAGCCGATGAACTACGCGACCGCCAATGACCTGATCACCCGCTTCGGTGAGGACGAGCTGATTCAGCTTGTGCCGGATGACACGGGTGCGAACTTCGAGGCCGGTCGCGTCGACGCCGCGCTGGCCGACGCCAGCCGGCACATCGATTCCTATCTGCGCCTGCGTCAGGCGGTGCCGGTCGATCCAGCGCCCCAGATTCTGGTCGGTGTCTGCGCTGACATTGCGCGGTTCAAGCTGCACGACGATCACGCGCCCGACGAGGCCGGCGATCGTTACAAGGCCGCCATTCAGTGGCTGAAGGACATTGCGGCCGGGAAGGCCTCGCTGGGCGAGAACGACAACACGGTGACCGGCACGGGCCGCGTCGTCACTCGCACAGGCAACAGTGGTTTTGATTGGGATGCGCACGGTGCATGAGCGGGCCACTCGACTTGACGCTCTGGGTCGATCGCCTGTCAGCGCAGGTGGGTTCGCTCAAGAAGGTCGGCCTGGCTGGCGACCTGCAGAAGGCCCAGAACATCCTGAAAGCCGTGCCCGCCGCCTGGGTGATGCCCGGGGCGGAAACGGTCTCGGCCAACGAGGCCAGCCCGCAGCGCCGCTATCGAATGCGCTGCCAGGTCGAGATTGTGATCGCCATGCGTCACTACGGCGACACGGTCGGCGGCAAGGCGACCGATGCGCTGCGCGAGCTGCGTACAGCGATCGGCGATGCGCTCATCGGCTGGCAGCCACCCGACGCCCTGGTGCCCGTGATCCCCAAGGGCGGGCAACCCATCAGCATGGCGAGCAATGCCATGTGGTACCGCGAACGATTCGAGACATCCGTGTGGAGATGAACCATGCCTGACAAAGATATTCGGCCCGCCGACGGCGGCAGCTACCGCCGCAGCAAGGACGGAAAGCTGACCCGGCTGGACAAGCCACAGACGCCCGACCCGGGCAAGACCGCGCGCCGCAAGGCCGCAGAACAGGCCCAGCAGAGCGCTGGCAAGACTGACACGGCCAAGGCCGGTAAGGAGAAGTGACCGATGCCTCTTGAGACTTTCGACCTGCGCGCGCTGCGCCAGAAGATCGAGGCCGTGGAAGGCACGGCCGAAACCCTGGCCGGCGCCGATGCGGTGCAGATCATGGAGGGCAGCGGCCAGATCCAGACCGACGAACTCGAGCGCAATCTCGACCGGCCGGCTGGCGGTGCGCGCCCCTATGTCCAGACCCGCCGCCGGGTGATGGTCACCGGCATGATCGAGCTGGCCGGCTCGGCCACCGCGGGTAATGCCTCGCCGCTAAGCACCATGCTGCGAAACTGCGGCCACACGGAGACCCTGAACGCCGGCCCGCCGGCCAATGCCGAGTACACCCCGGTGCTGTCCGGTTTCCCCTCATCGACCATCGGTTTCTACCATGCCGGGGAGCTGTTGCTGGGTGTGGGTTGCCGGGGACGACTGACCTCGATCGACCTGGCGATCAATGACTATCCGAAGGCCGGCATCGAGCTGATGGGCAAGGTCCAGGCCTACTCGGAAGTAGCGGTTCCATCGGATGATCTGTCGGCGTTCCAGGAGCCGATCGTGGGCGTCGAGGCCAACATGGCGATCGAGCTGGGTGGCGTCGCTCTGGAAGCGGTCAGCCTCAGCCTGGACCCGGGGGTCTCGCTGGCCCTGGCCTACCACACCGAGGCAACGATCAGCCGTCAGAGCGCCCGCGCCGTGACCGGCACCCTGCGGGTCTACCGCCCGCTGATTGCCACGGCGGATATCCGCTCGATGGCTGCCGGCCACACCAAGCAGGCGCTTCTGGTCGACTACGTGACCGGTACGGCCGCCAAGGACCTGTCGCTCGAGGCGCCGTCAATGCAGATCGGCGAGCCGCAGAACGTCGACATCGACGGTCTGCGCGGCTGGGACATCCCGGTGCGTCTACTGCCGGATGCCGGCAACGACGATTACACCCTGCGCTTCGGCAGCCGGACCTGATGCGCGGCCGGGCCGGATTGCTGATGCTGTTGCTGGCCAGCCTCGTGCTGGCCGGCTGCTCGCACAATCAGCATCGCGCTGCTGCCGAGACGGCCTATTACAACGCCCAGGCGGCGGCCGCCTCGGAACGGCAGCCGATCGTCGAGTTCGTCGCACGCCCGGGCGAGGCGATCACTCTCGCGGGCGTGGAGCGCTTTGCCGTGTATG